TTTTACGTCAAATCCCGCAAGACGGTACTTTTGACCACCGAGCGAAAGCTAAGGAGGTTGGTAATCGGTTGAAAGAGACAGGTAACCCTGCTTATTCATTAGATTTAACTGCAGCTACGGATCGTTTCCCGGTTCGAATTCAGGAGTCAATCCTGTCCTTCGTATTTGGGGCACATTTCGCGAGTCTGTGGAAATCTGTCTTAGTAGATCGTAGTTACTTCCTTAAAAAGGAAAACCAGTCATATAAGTACGCTGTAGGGCAACCTATGGGTGCTTTATCTTCGTGGGCTATATTTGCTCTTTCGCATCATTTTGTGGTGCAATGGGCTCATTATAGGACAGGAGGACAAAACTGGTTTCACGATTATGCCATCATTGGTGATGACGTAGTAATTATGAATACCAAAGTTGCCGAACAGTATTTAGTAATCCTAAACCATTTAGGTGTAGGGATATCAATGCATAAGTCTTTAACTTCGACATCCGGAGTATTTGAGTTTGCAAAACAAATTCATTACAAAGGAATAAATCTGAGTGCAATTAATCCTAATGAGGCTATTAAGGCCTTTAAGGATGATGCATTCATGGTGTCGTGGATCGAAGATCTAGTGCAGCGAGAATTCCAGCCTGATTTGATTAGCGTTGCTATATCATCTCTTCGGTATTCTAGACATGGTAAGGTATCTCCCTATCGTAAGATTGGAAGTTTACCTTATTGGTCGAGACGAATAATGATAGCACTTACTTCTCCTTTTGGACCATATCCTGTGATTGCCGATAAATGGATTGACATAAATAGTCAGTCAATTATCGATCTGGCAAATTCGTTGATACCGAGAAATCGGTTACAATCAAAATTTGCAGGTGATTCAAGGGTAGCAAATGCTAACCTTAAATTGATAACACAGGAATGGGACCAGTTCTGTTGCCACAGCTTAACAACCTTTTTACAGGCTGTTGAGTCGGCATCCCAGCTTACGCTAGGGTTCCTGGAACAGACTTGGTTCGAGAAGTTAATAGGATGGGTTTATATGACCTTTATGACTCCCTTCCCGCTAGTAATAGCGAGTCAGAGACTTAAAGATCGTATGTTTTATCCGAAACTAGAGAGATCTAGATTTGGCTATGGTAGCCCCGCTTGGTCTCAGAGCCTGTTTGACTTATCATTCCCGCTGTCGGAAACGGCAACGGCTTATAGAAATTTCAAACGGTCGATTGATTTACATCGATTCTCTAGACAAATAGCATTCTCACTTCCTACAGAGAATCTGTATTCGGTAGAACAAGGTTTTGGTTATCAGAACCCAGTAATGGGCTCATCGGGTCTAACTCCTTTTGGAGATAGTATTCCAATGAATGATGACATGAACCGTGTCGAAAGAATCTTCGAGTTATCGAAGAGATCTTTTGACGATTGGAAAACCGAGCATAGGTACCTCTATGGGTGTGTGATGCTTGCTATTATGGTAGTTCCGGGATTGGCTTTGATAGGAGTGTGCCTAACACTCTAGGT